AGTTTTACTTTTCGGAGCCTAAAATTAAAATTTGGTGCTCCTGTTATTTGTTGGTTAATCACGACATCATCTAACAGGCGTAAACCTCTATTGGTCTGTAATAATCCCGCCTCCGAGCCATTACGTTTAATTTCTTCATAGTCTAGAGGGGTTTCGCTCGTATAAATGTTTTTCACCTTGAATTTTTCTCTTTTAGGTTCATAGGTTGTAATTAAATTATCCAATCTCCATGTTGCATTGCTTTGCTCCTGCATTATTACTTTTTTATTACCTAAGGCTTTTTTATCTTGATATGTTAATGTATAAAATTCTACATTCGTTAAATCGCTGTATGTTCCGCTAATTATAGCATTACCCGTTATAAAACCTATACCGCCATAACTGATAATATCATAGTATTTGTAAGTTATATCTTCTATGATGTGATTGTGTCCCGTGGTATAGCCAGCAACATAATTATGTGGGATAAAATAAGTGTCTACGTCCCTCTCTACTGTACACTCATTATTCAAGTGAGCTTCCGGCCCATAATGTTTATGTCCTTCGTATACACTTGCTGAACCTGTCCAATCGCCTTCCTTTGATACTAGCCAATACGATTGATTTTCTCCCGTTCCCCAGGTTTCATCATATTCACGATGTACCACTTCAGTGTGGTTAAGTTCTTTTTTCACCTCGCCCTCAAGATAAAAAGACATATACACTTGAGCAAAAGCGTTCCATGTTCCATCAGGGTGCACAAGAATTGGTTTGTAAACTGTAGTTTCATTTTTTTTGATTCTATACGGCAGTTTATTGCCGCTTTTATCATGTCCCACAGTTTTTTGACCTTGCTCCCAATTATATGTATACCATTGTTCAATGTATTGAGATAAATCAATTTTATCGGCTAAATTAGCTATTTCTATTATTTCTTTGTTGTTTTTGTGCAAATAATAATGGTATTCTGTAACGCCGTTGACTTTTTCGGTTGTTTCTCGTACTTCGTACACATCGTTGTTTTTGCTTATGCACGCATCTATTGTATTTTTGGCTGTAATAGCAATTTCGCCTTTGTTTGAACATGTAAAAGTGTAGGCATCGGTTTTTGTTAAGTTTTTAAATTTCAAATTTTCCTTGAAATATTCTACTGTATCATAGTAATATAAATAGGCTTTTCCTAACATAGGTATGTATGATTGACCGCCTCCGTATGTATTACCATAGATAATTGTCCCATCAGTCCATACTTGTTGACCTCTGACAATATTATTATTACCTGCTATATAATATACTTTTCCCGTCGTGTCTGTTGCTGTTGTTCCGTTTACATTTGATACTGTTGTTTGATACAATTTTTATTCACACCCCCATATATTATTAGTTAATTGAGAATTGTTTTCAACGTCCCTAGAACATATAATAATATATCTATCTATTACTATTCTTCTTCTATGTATATTCTCTATTTATTACTATATATTGATATAACTATATATATTTATTCAATGATAAAAGGGGACTAATCAAAGCCCCCTCTATTAATTAATACCATCTAACAAGTGTTATACTTTGCTTTAGTTCTTTTGTGGTTTGACTTATGTTATTGCTTACTAAATAATATTCGTTACCCTTAAAGTTAATACGCTCACTAAAGTCTATTACATGGTCATAGTTATAAATATCCATAGAAACGACTTCTTTAATTTTACGGTTAAGCCATTTTAAATCATTCAAATAATCATTCATAACGTTTTTATCATTACTAGGTACATTAGCAGATTCCTTCAGTACATTTCCGTGACCTAATGGATTATTACCCCCGCCATCGTAATTAGCTCCACCCAATGTTATGGATTCTTGGTTACATAAATATCGGCTCGCAGTGGCGGCGGGTGAACCTGTTCCAATGCTTGAACCTTGATATTCGCCGTCTATATAAACTGATGTGCCATAAAAACCTCCGCCTAATGGGGCGTGAATAGTTTTCCTTACTGTTTCAGTACCGTCAGCCTCGGTGTGTGTTTCTGTTTCTGTACCTAATACCTTTACGCCCGACTTGGTTTTTTCATAATCGTATTCAATAACGGTTTTACTGCCGTCGGCGTGATTTGTTGTTTTACGTGATAAATATTTACCTGTGCCAAAACCGTCGCCCTCGTAATCATAATAAGAAGTATCGCCGTTTATAGTCTCATCTCTAAGATAGCCTGATTGGTATGAACATACAGCGTCACCGAACACTAGAGTCCCCCAAAAAGGAAGAGGTTCAACGTAAAGCCCTCGGCTGTAATCATGTCCCGCTCCGCTTGAATTACTATAATTTATCATAGTCCTTTCAAGGGATTTATTGATTATTGGCCTTGTATGTGCTGTATCGGTTATGTCTATAGTTGTTTGCTCCATACCACGTTGGATAATATTCAATGAATTATCTTTTGCCCGCATAAAAACATTTATTGCCTTATGTGGAATTGAGCTACTCCAACCAAACAAGCTACTAATTATACTTTCGTAGGTCTGTCCATCACCTATCCATGTTTGGCTGTGTTGGAAATTATCGGCATGATATACAAGGCGTTTGTTTAACGCATCCGCTATCTTTTCGGCGTGCTCTCTTAATGTGTGGGTTTTATTACCGTAAGAATAGTTAATACTCTTGTATAGTATTTCGTCGCAATCATACATACCTTTAGCCGTTAATATTGAGTCTTGTTGGCTTGTTTCTCCAACTCTATACAGGTATGAAAAATCTAATATTTGACCGCTTACATAATCTAATATTTGTATATCGTCGGTTGTGTCCATAGAAAAACTATCGGATAAAGTCAATTCTTGCAAATTAATACTTACAGATACAATCCCGCTTTTTTCCTCTTGTGGTGCAGGATTAAAAGGGTTAATTTGTGTTGTGTCTGTATGTATGGTTGTATCGTGTGGGGTATTGATGGAAGTATCATAATAATATTTGACTTCTGCATTGGCCTTGATTGCTGTATCACAATAATGTATTGTGTCGGTATTGGTTTTGATTGAAGTATCAAAGTATTTTGTTACGTCGGATTTTACACATATAGAAGTATCAAAATGCTTTATAATATTAATATCGGTTTTTATGTTTAGACTAGTATCATAATACTTTGTAATTTCAATAGCCGTTGTTATGTCTGCAACAGTATCATAATACTTTGTTGTATCTTTGTTGATTTTTACCCTAGTATCAAAGTAATAGTTTTTTGCCGTGCTTGGTACAACAGTAACTAGCATTCTCGGCGTGCTAATGCTTGATTTTTTTATAATACTTGTTATTAAAATTCGGGGCGTGCTTATACTTGATTGACTCATATACTAGCACCCCCTTATTTAGCTGTTATAGTTATATTACTAATATTTTTTGGTAAGCCATCAAAATACATACCTTTGTTGGTTGCGGGTATTTCTTTTGTATTGCTATAAGTTCCCATATCACATTGAATATGCTGTATCGTATCACCTAATGTTGTAGTCCCCATAGCAACATTAACCGCCGTTATTTTATAATCATTTAATCCCGATAAGTCGGGCTGTACTTGTAGCGTGCTGTTTTCGGTTTCTGTGCTGTATTTATTATCACTATTGTTGTACGTCCACCCGTTAGCATTTACGGTTGATGGTATTAATACAACAGTTTCATTCATAGGAAAAAATTCATCACTAATGATTATATTTTTTGCTTTCGTGTAAAGACTTGAGGCCGCATTTTCTAATTTAATTTTACAATTTATTGCCTTAACCCCAGTTTTTACATAATCCGTATAAGTCCCGATTTTATCGCCATCTACATAATAATCAATTGTGCCCGCTGTTGTATCAACGGCTAAATACACTTTATGCCATCGTTTCGCTGTAAATGGCGTGTTTAGTCTCTGAACCTTGTTAGTCTCTAGGTATAATTTGTTATTACCTGCGTCGAGATATAATTGTACCGTTGATGCCTTAACGGTATTATACGTTCCATCTGAAAAATAAATCTGAAGAGGCCAACAACTAGATGAGCTTGAGCCCGTCGTATACAATTCCATTGATACATATAATTTAGTAGTTTCAGCGGGGAGGGTAATTTTCCCCTCCCCACCACAAAAGCCGCCGCCGTTATCGGTGTCATTAAAATAACGATTAAAATCGCATGAATCAAAAAGGCTGTACCTAGTATTTATATATTTCATTTATAACCACCTCACACGGCTTCAACTGTTGCTTTTAAGCATACGGCGGTTGTGTCGTCATTTATTGGTGTGGTGGCGTTTGTGGCATCGTATTTTACCCATATAATAGTGTTAACGTCTGTTACGTCGCTTGTTATGTTGGCACTATGATTCCAATTACCATTATTTAAGGCGTCTTCTGCACTAGAATGATTATTATCCAAACATACATACCAATTATTAATATTTCCGCCTGTGGTCTGATATGCTGAGCCGTCCCAATAACAGAATGAAATATTAACACCATCGATGGCTTTATAACCTGCGTCTGTTCTAATAGCACATTTAACGGCTTTTTGTTCTGTTACCTTAAGGGTTACCGCTAGCGGTGCGGTCTGTGTGTGGTCTTGGCTAATTAGTGTACCGTCCTTTTGGTCTTTGGTTGGGTTGTTGCAATATAAATTAATCATTGTTTAATTCCTCCGTAATAAAAAATATTTATATAGTCCATAATTCAAGTTCACAATTAATATAATCCTCGAACCTAGCATAATAGCCGTATGAGATAACTTTTACCCGCATGTTTTGCCAAGTTATTCCCGACGGGTCTATAAATTGAATTAGTATTCTATTTTGAAAATAATTCCAAACCTTCAAGAATTCGCTTTTATGAAATGTGGCTGTTAATGTTATTTTATCGCCTGAAGCTATATGCCCATAGTCTTGGACAATATTCCCGCCGTCGGTTGCTATCAACGTTTGGCGGTCATCGGTTGTGATTTTAAAGCTTTCGGGGGTTGATAAGCTTATAGCTTGACCTATTTTTATTTTCATTATTACACACCCCCATAACTGATATTTACATTAGTTGTATTAGGCAATATGTCCAATATCTTTTTAGCCGCTGACTGTGCCACCTCGTTTGACACGTCTTCTAAGCCCTCAACCCTAACATTAAGATTATAATTAACGTCTTCCTGCTGTGGCGTTGTTGTTGCTGTTGCTGTATTTAAATTTTGCATGTTGTTGGCATATTCGGGCGAAAACATCGGTATAACATCAGTCCCTTTCATAATCCATTTATTAGGCATACTATCATAAATGGGAATGATATTCTCTTTGGCTCGTTTCATTATTTGCTGGAAGCCCGCTATTTCTTGCGGTGTTGTCCACGCATCGGCGGGTAAATTGGCGTCTTTTCTCATTTGTTGTAATACTGCGTTCATTGCATTAGATTGTTTTTCCTCTTCCGTGCCATATCCTGCCATCGCTTTTCTATAGAGTTTCAGATATTTATAGTTTTCCTTAAACATACTAAGGGCGGTATCTTGCTGTAGCTGTCTTTTTTGTTCTTCTGCCCATTTTGTAGCCTCAACCTCATCAACGCCCTTTTGTTGCCAAGCTTCCTTTTCCTTCTCGATTTCGTCAAGGCGGTTTTGGTAAGCTGACTTCCATACGCTGTCTATTTTAGATACAACATTATTATTGAAGTCTTGTATAATCTTGGCTTTTTGGGCTTGTGTTGCCTTCTCTATTTCTGTTTCATTTACGCCCTTTTCCCGCCATTTGTCCATAGAAACATCAATATTATGTAATTGTGCTTCTAATTCGTTATGGGTTAGGCTGTACATACTTTCGTACATTTCCTGCGTTGCCTTGGCTGTTTCTTCTGCTTGTTTTTGTTGGGCTTGTTCGGCTTGTTCCTCTTGTTTAAGCTGTTTTTGCCGTTCTTGACTTCGTTTTGCTATATCATCATAATAGGCTTTTAGGGCTTTTTTGGCTTGTGCTTGTTCTTGTTCTTGTTGGGCTTGTTTTATGGAATTTTTGCCATTGAGTATATCAAGCATTGATAAACCCTGATGCATGGTTATCCCTTGAGCGGGATTCAAAGCATAGCCTAACAAAAACCCGCCGTCGGCTTGTATGTCGTTCTTGATGGTTTTTAATACTGTTCCAACATTTTCACCATTAACACCAATAGCCTCAAGGGCGTCTGCTACTGTCTGCACGGCTTCGCCCGCTGTTGTCATGGAGTCAATGATAATTTCGCCAAGTGTTTGGATATTGTCTTTGTTATCCTTGATAAGTCCAATCCAAGACTCAAACATTTCTATAATCTCGGGCATCATCTCTTTGGATATAGGTAACAAGGCTGAACCTAAGGCAAGCTTTAACTGTGCCATCTCCATTTCCATTTTTTGCCATTGTAAATAGGTTTCATGAGCTTCCTCGGGATTTAATAAGCCTGTTGTTTTAACTGATTTACTGATTGACATCAGGTCAGTATATTGTTCTAATATTGGGATAAGTTGCGAGCCTTTAGCCCCTAATACTTCAGCCGTAAAGGCTTCCACTTCGCCCGCTTCGCTTGCGTTTTTATAGCCTTGGGCGAGCTGGGCTAATTGCTCGTTAATGGGTAATAAATTACCCGCTTCATTTGTTAACGTTATCCCGAATCTTTGTAATGCTTGTGTGGTAGTATTTCCCGCTTCGCCCGCTGACAATAAAGATTTATCAATTTTCGTGATAAATGGTGTCAAGCTGTTGATGTCTTGTCCCGCAAGTGAAAAAGCCCTTTTTAGTTCTCCCGCTTCAGCGGTAGTTACATTAAGGCGTTGCTGTAGTTTATATGTTGATTCACCTGCCATCATGGCATCTTTCGTTAGGTCAAAAAGACCTGCACCAGTCCCAGCGACAGCCAAAAACGCCGCTAACTTGGCGTTTAGAAGTGTATAGCCGTCTGCTAATTTGCTTATACCTTGGCGGGCGGTTAAAGCACCTTTTGACAAGGACGAAAAAGCTGTATTTGATTTTGTTGGTATGCTGTTAAGCTGACCGCCTAACGCCCTTAACTGTGACTCTAATCCTGCAACATTTTTTTGTTGGCTTAATAAAGCCATTTCAGCCCGTGAAGTAATATAGTGGTCAGCACCATGATTCTTTATACTTGCCTGTAATTGGGCTTGTAATATTTGTTCCTTCTGCCTTTGTATATCTAATTGTTTATTGATTGACTCGTATTGTATTTTAATTTTATCAAGTTCCGAGCCATATCCCTTTATTTTATTTAAGTCTATATCTGTTTGTAACTTGATTTTTTTATTTTCTGAATTAAGTTTTGAAATTGCTTGATTAACTGTTTTTCCAGCACTATCAAAGCCTAATTTTAGGTCATTAATGTCTAATCCTAGAGATAGGTATAATTTATCTATTTCTGTACCTTTTGCCATTAAATCACCCCTTTTATTTTTTTTAAAAAAATTAGGGGGATTGCTCCCCCTTTTATAAAATATCATCAATATATACTTGATTTTGTTTGTTGTTCCGCTTTGACATGATAACCATTTGCATTAATAAAATATTAATATCAGTATCGTCTATCTGATTTACCGTCCAACCGTAATTACTTTGTAAAGTCATATAGTAATTTAATAAGCTTTCAAGCGGGGTTAGGTTGTCCGCCTCCCCGCTGTTTAGTTTTTTGGTAAGTCTTTTAATTTTGCGAAGGTTTCAGCTTGAATCCAACTAAATAAAGCCTTGACCGTTGGCACTATGTCGCTAAGTTCCACGTCTTCCACGGTTTCACTATTGAGGACATCAGGGCGGTTAAAACCTTCAATTAATAAATTCACTTGGCTTTGTAAAAAGTCTTCTAAGCTTTCGCCTTCGTGGTTTTTTTCTGCTTCTTGGAGAAATAAACGCCACACCTTCATTTTAGGCGGGGCTGGGGTGATTGTTTTTCCGTTTATTGTAATACTAGGTTTTTCCATGATAATTATACCTCAGTATACCAAGACCCAGCGACTTCCTCAGTATAACCCGCTTCCTCGTCTGCCTGTTTATAGGCTGTACCATCGCTGATGCGATAAATAGCCTTAGCTGTGAGTGTAGGGGTGTTATACTCGATATTTTCGCCCTTGGTCTTTGGATTCTCATCAGGCTCGCTAAACTGAACCTTGAGGAATTTGCAATAACGGCGTTTGCCGTTCCTCTTGGTGCTCTCAAAAGCAATTGCAAAATATGGTGCAACGTCGTCTTTACCTGCTACCATTACACCATTTTCGATTGCGTGACCGAGAAGAAGGGCTTTATATTCGAGCGGGAGGGTGGCAGTTTCGATGGTTAATTCGTATTCACTTGTAACGGATGCACTGTCAATTGCTTGGTTATCAGCATAAAGGGATGCGTTGGCATTAGATGCCTTAATCTGAATAGAACGAATATGTGGAATAGAAATTACTGTGTCGTATACGGCTTCAGCTCCTGCATTATCGCTCTTTAATTCTGCAATATGAAAGTTTTTGAGTCCAATGAAAGGGCTGTTAGTGATATTTGATGCTGTTGTCATTATTTATTTACCTCCAAAAAAAATAAGACCGCCATATATAAGCGGTCTTTAGTTGTTATTGTTTGTTATATTAAATTGATATTTTAAAATCTAAGGTTTTTACTTTGTAAGTGTCTTGTGTTAGTTCTGCACTTTGTCCACGGCTCCAACCTAGATTTATCATTATGTTGTTAATTTGTTTTTGTAGCTCGTAATAATTGCCGTCTTTGGTAATCAAGTACAGGCGTAAAGTTATATTGGCGTTTAGTTCCGTGTTGTCTGCATGTAATGCGGGAACGTCGGAAATTATACTATATACTATATTAGGAAAATCTTTATTTTCGGGGCTGTAATGATGATATACAGGGATTTTTAATTGTTGTTTTAGTGTGCTAACTACTGTTTTTATTATTTCCATTTTATATATCACCTCTCATTTTTTCAGCCCGTCCTTGACGGCGTTTATTAACTTATCTTTGATTTGTTCCCTTAAACTGTCCATCGCTGGATAAAGAAATGGCCTGTTAATTTTTGGGGAATACTCTACTATACGCCCATAATATCTGCCCTCGTCGTCTTTTGCGTCTGCAACTATTTTGTATCTAGTTCCTGCTTTGCGTTTTTCGGCGTGTATGGAATCCCGCAAGCGTCCGCTATCTACAGGGCATCTTGATTTTGCTTCATTAACAAGCATTTGACTACATTCTTGCAAGGCTTCTTTGGTTTTTATGCTTACTTTTTCCGAAATCATTTTTAATGTGGTGTTGTCCAAAAAATTATTCTTTTTAGCCATTATTCCACCTCTTTTACCATAATAGTAAGCATACCTGACCGACGGTCACCCAATACGGCGTTAATTTCATATACTTGTTCGTTGTGAATTATACGCATTTTTGCATTTACACCGTCTATATAACGAATATAAATTTTATACTGCGTTTCACTCGTTGCCTGTGATGCTGTTAAATATTCACGCCCATTAATCGGCTGTATATCAGCCCATACGGTTTTTAAATCCTGCCAACTGTCAAGGCTGTTTCCGTAATCGTCAACCGTTCCACATGGGTACTGAATAGTGATTCTATATCTCATTCTGCCTATTTTCATATAGAAATCACCTCTTAAAGTAAATTATTGGAATGACTTCCTAATATCTGAGCAATAGCAGGATTTATATTTATTTTATCCGTTGTGTATTCTCTGTTTTCGTACAAGTCAGCACATAGACACAAGACCGCTAGCGGAATATCATTACAGTTGTTTAAGTATTCCAAGTCTTGTCCTGTGTAGTTTAGACAATAATCAATACTAGCGTTTTTAATATGTTCTAGTAGTTCGTTGTCATCATCGCCGTCTATCCTCAGATAGTGTTTTAAAATTTCTATTGAAATGTCTGATACTTTCATAATGCATCAGCCCTCTTTTTGTTCCTTCTTTGTTGCCTTGGCGGTTTTGGTTTTGGAAGCTTTGGAAGGTTCGGCGGGTGCTTTGCCCGCCTTAGCTTCCTCAATATATCCCGCTTTCAGCAGGTCTTGAATAATGGATTTATTTGCATAAGTCACAATTTCCCCTGCTGTTGCGTTTACTGCACCGCCATAGCTGGTTAATACTTTATATTTAGCCATGGTTTACACCTGCCAATTAAGCCATCTTTAATACAGCAATTTTCTGCTTTTCAGCAACCTTGCTATCAGCTTCAACCCAAGCAACGACGCCCACGGCGTGCTCGTCTGCATAGCGTTCAGCGAGTACCTGGATTTCTACGTTAGGGCGAACGTTGCAGAAAATACCGCTC